TTCAACATCTTTCTTTGTCTGAACATTTTGGTTCGAAAGAAGTTGGATAATATTTGTAAGAGACTTTGATATGTCCTTAAGAAGTGCAGTATCAGCAGGAGAAGCAACAAGTTGTTGTTGGGGAGCAACATTGGCTGCTTGGACAGTTGTTGTCCTACCCATCAATTTTTGTTGATTTACCGCCATTTTGCTCTATCTCAGAATTGTGAGCTTTGTTGTTTTGTTCTTTCCTCTTCAAGATGTTGCTCCAAAAGAGCAACATAAATATCCCTTTCCCAAGGAATCATATTTTCAATTTCCCATAATGAATATTTATGGTACTGAATCAAAGCAAAATTAAGTCTGAAATAGTTTTCAAGGTCCATATGGACCATTCCTACGCGAAAAAAGATGCTAACCCTTCAAGCACAACCTCACTTTCTACCTGAGTTTTTGGATTCACAATTGTAATTTTATGAGAAAGTTTAGGCATTGTTTCAAAGAACTTTTCAATCTGCTTAAACTGAGAAGAATTCATTTGATCTAAAAATTCATTAAGTTCTTTTTTAGTCACATCCGAAGTAGACCAAACTTCATCTTCAGTGTAAATTTTATCAATGCAAGATGCAATAAGATCAAAAGATTGATCCATTGCATTTTCATTTTTAAAATCAAAGTTAGTCTTAATAAACTGTTCTAATGATGGATACTTCATCTCCATCATAATACTAGCATCTACTTTAATTTTATTAGTATGTTCTTCATTCTTTTGAACTTTGATATCATCTAAATTAATGCTTACTGTAGCATTTGTTTCATTATCATCGGGGCAAATAATATTAACTTCTACTTCTTCACCAACAGATTTACCACGAATATTAAGGAACAAATATTCAATATCAAATGTCGGTAAAGTTTCTACCTTAACATCTTTCGTTAAAATACAATTTTTAATAACTGCTTTAATAGCATTAGTAATTTGCTTGTTGTCTTCACTTTCTAAAGCAATTACTAAAAGTTTTTCTTCCTTTACAAGGAAAGGTCTATAACGAATTGTCTTTCCAGTTGAAGGCAATTCAAGTTCATATGTTGGTGTAGCAATCTTAGGTAAAGGCATAATGTCCTATAAAAAAATCAGGTGTGATTATTTAGATGGTATTATCGATTCAGTAATGCTCTCTCCGCAGCAAGAGCAGAATTAAGATCTTGTTGGGTTATTGATCCCACAGTATTACCAGATGCATTTGCAACGGACAGAGGGACTCCTCCAGTATTTAATGCACCAGTGCCCTCAAGTCCAGGAAGATTTAAATTATCTGGAGCAACTCCAAACTGTGCATTATTAAAGGCTGCTTGATTTGCTGGACTTGAAGGATCACCAGTTGCTGAAGAAGATGATCCTTCGTCCGGATGCTTAGGTTCACTACCAATACCAGATGGATATAAAATATATCTAATATAAGAAAAAGATACTGTACATTTTAATAAAGAAGATGAATCATAAGAAACTGGCATAGAAGAAACAGAAATTGGAAAAGCATTAATAAATTCATATTGTAAAAAATTTTTATAATCTCTTTCAAATTTTGTAATTTTTAATCCTTGTTTTGCAATATAAAGATCTGGGTAATTTAATCGGTAATAATAATTTGGAGATACAGAACCCGGTCTACCACTAGGATTTTTTGGATCTGAACCAGTAATACTTTCCCCCACAACATATTTCATCCACACTTCAAAATATCTAATCGGTAAATAATTTTCAGCATCAACATAAAAAGTCATATCAATTCTATCATCATAAATTCTTCTATTTGCATGTCTTACAGTGACTCCATGATAGTCACTAGTAATATCCATAGTTCCAATATTAGATCCAGGCAATGAAGTTTCACTGCACATCAAATTTAAAACTTCTTGCTTAATTCCGGCAAATTGTTGCAATCCATTTGCACTCAAATAGTCTGGATTGTTCTGAAGTCCAGGAGGAAGAGGTATTTCAACTTCATAATGAGAAGTTAGTGCAGGTTGTAGTAATTTTGATTTAATATTATCTACTGACCTTTTGGTAGGCATTTATAAATACTTTTTGACCGTATATATTATGTAGTAAGGATAATGGCAGAAAGTATTAAGAGCATCTATAAATAATATGTAATAGTTAATTCATAATGAAAAAGATTATTAAATTCAATACCAAAAAATTAAATGAGGCATTTAATATTGATTCTCCGCCAGAAATTTTATATGAAGAATATGAAGGTTATTCTGGATATGAAGGTGAGTTAAATCCATTTTATGGAAAGAAGCACTCAGAAGAAACCAAAGAAAAATTAAGACAAATAACATTAGAACTTTGTAAAAATGAATCTTTTAGAATGAGTCGTGCAAACTATGCAGAAAATAACGGAATGTTTGGAAGTGCAAGATTTGGTAATCTAAATCCAATGTGGGGGAAAGTTCACTCCGAAGAAACTAAAGAAAAACAAAGAATCAAAAGAAAAGAATGGTTTAAAAATAATGAAAGTCCAAACAAGGGTAAACCTTGTCCAGAGAGTACAAAGAAGGCAATATCTAATAAAAATAGCAAAGAATATAAATTACTTTCTCCAAAAGGAGAAATTATAGAGATTAAAAACCTCACTAAATTCGCAAAAGATAACAATTTAAGTATTGGGTGTTTACAACACGTTGTTAGTGGAAGAAATAAATCCCATAGAGGTTGGAAGAATGCCACGTAATTCAAAATATCATCAAGGATATTTCCATCCAAGGAACCCAGAAAAATACATCGGAGATCCCAAAAACATAATATATCGTAGTGGATGGGAACTTAAATTTATGCAATGGTGCGATAGATCTCCTAATATTTTAAAATATGGTTCAGAAGAATTTTGCATTCCTTATTATAATCCAGTAAAGCAAAGAGTTTGTAGATATTTTCCGGACTTTATTATTGAAGTATTAGAAAATAATGGAAAAATTCAAAAGTATGTTATTGAAATAAAACCAAAAAAACAGACTATTCCACCAACACAAGGAAAAAAGAAAACAAAAACATACATTAATGAAGTAAATACATATGCTGTTAATCAATCCAAATGGAACTCTATTCAAGAATGGTGTGAAGATAGAATGATTAAATTCCGCATAATCACGGAATCCGAGTTGGGGATTAAGTAATGGCAGAAGGATTTGGGCAATATATTCAAAATGTTCCTCCAAGAATGAGAGAATTGAGAAAAAGAATTCTTGCTGCGGAAACAAATGATCCAGAAGATTTAATGATAATTATCATAGATGTTTTAAAAGATGAGGCACTATATCCAGAACCAGGAAAATTTTATACCTTTATATACAATGCAAAAACTCCAGGTCTTGAATATGATCAACACCCATTAATTGCTTGCACATCAATAGAATCGTGGGGATTTAAAGGAATTAATTTTCACTGGAGGCAGTCAAGACATTACACTTGGCCAGAAGTTGCGGGAAAACTACATATCGTAAAATATGAAGAACTTGATGAGATGCTTTCTATCCCTTATGCAAAATTCCGTCTAAATAAATAAAAACCGCTGTGTCTAATGGCGCCAAAAACTAGCGGGATAGCGCCCGTAGGAAACAATAATTATCAAACAACAGTAACTACAAATACTGATGGATCTTTGTCTGCAGTCACATATAGAGTTGATAAAGATGGCGGAAATCCAGTAGAAGTATCTAAAGTCACCGGAGCAACAGCAACTTCTCCTGGAACCCGTACACCAGGCGCAGGAGCAACAGACGCTGAAAAAAAAGCATTTGCAGACCCCAAATCTCCAGAAAGACAAGCATATTCCCAACAAGTCTTATCAACAAAACCTTATGGAAATACACCAACTGCTGAACAAACAAAAACATTAAACGGTGCTGCAGGCAAATCAAATACAGCGACAAATACTGAGGGAGGGAATCCTCAAGGAGGAAATGCTCAACCAACTGCTGCTGATAAAGAAAGTTTTGGGAAAGAAAACGAATCTTTTAAAGAAGGAACAAGACTTGAATATGGAAATGCAAAATATCCATTAGATTTATCTTCCGAAAATCAAGACTGTATTAAATTTTCTATTCTAGAATATAGACCATCTTTGGCTTCTGCAGCATCCGGAGCATCTGGAAGTTCTGCAACAGGTGTCTCAAGAGGAGTAACAATAGATAAAAGTGGAAATCCTACCGTTGGGACTAAAATATTAGGCACAATAACTCTTCCAATTCCTGCGGGAATTAATGATAGCAATCAAGTTAGTTGGCAAGAAGATACTTTAAATAAATTAAAAGAAACACTTGGTTCAGTAGCAACTGGTTATATATCACAAGGTGCTGAAGGGGGAGGAGCAGCATTAAATAATGCCACCGGAAGTTTTAGTGAAGCAGTTAAAAGCGGAGAAGCTCAACAAGGTATTACAGGTTTAATAGCAGGATACGCTATAGGTTCAGATAAATTCCAACAAAGAGCATATGGATCTATTTTTAATAATAACTTAGAACTTCTCTTCAATAGTCCATCACTAAGATCGTTCTCATTTACTTTTAAATTATCTCCAAGAAATGCCAAAGAAGCAAAAGAGATAATGAAAATTATTCGTTATTTTAAACAAGCAATGTCAGTTAAGAGAAGTAAAGCATCTCTTCTTTTAAAATCTCCACGTACTTTTGCAATTTCTTATCTGACTTCAAACAAACAACATCCTTACTTAAATAAATTTAAAGAATGTGCCTTAACTAATTTTGGTGTTGATTATACTCCAGAAGGTCAATATATGACTTATATGAGTTCAAATATAGATGAAAGATCTATGATCTCATATAATATAACATTACAATTCCAAGAACTAGAACCAGTATTTGATGATGAATATAACAATGAAACCACAATCACAAATATAGGTTACTAATATGTCTTCTTATTTCAGAAATCTTCCCTCATTTGAATATGTTAGCAGACTTCCCAATGCTAAAATTGGCGATTATATTCAGGTAAAAAACCTTTTTAAACGAGGAAATATTCGTCCAGATATCTTTCAAAATGTAGCATTCTTTGAAAGATATAAAATTGTTGGCGATGATAGACCAGACAATGTAGCATATGAAGTTTACGAAGACTCTAAGTTTGATTGGATAGTTCTTCTTTCGAACAATATCGTAAACATTCAAACAGAATGGCCACTAACTCAAGAGTCTTTTGATACTTACTTGAGAGAAAAATATGGAGTTGGACTAACTACAGAAGAAGAAATTTATAATAACATTTACAATGGAGTTCACCATTATGAAACCGAAGAAGTCAAAAATAGTCAAGGAGTAACTATTGTTCCTGCAGGACTTCAAGTTGATTCAGAATTTTCAGTCAGTTATTATGATTTCTTTATTGATCAACAAGTAGATAGTGGAAATATAGCAATTCCAGTTACGAATTATGAATATGAAGAAAAACTTGAAAATGAAAAAAGAAATATCTACGTTCTTAAACCAAGATACTTAAATATTATTCGTGATGATTTATCAAATATGATGGCATATAAAGAAGGGTCCAGTCAATATAAGACTGAGACCCTTAAGCGTGCTGATAATATCAGACTTTATTCTTGATCAATCGTTTGCAAGTTTAGAGAAGTATGCAAGTGCATCATCCTCATCTTCATCATCCTGAGTAATCTTAGGAACTGAAGGAGACTTAGAACGAGCATAGGACTGTTCCAGTTCTTCCACAACGCGATCTTGTGTAGAAGGAGAAGACGAGAATCCTTCAAGATCGTCTTCTTGCTCAACAACAGCGCGAGAGCGAGTTGGAGAAGCAGTCTTCAGACCCAGAACCATATTCATACGACGCTCAAGTTCTTCATAGGACTTGAACTGATCTGGAGCAGTGATTGCAGTCAGAGAATACTCTTTCTTCCAGAGGGCTTCAAGAGCATCGTCATCATCCAGTAGTGGTTCAACAGAACCAAATTCTGACTTGTCGTAATTCCAATACCCATCTTTCTTTACGATCTTGAGTTTGAAATTCGCACCCTGCCAGAAATCAAAAGGATTGATAGGAGTTTCATCCTCAAACTCAGGTTGCATTGCTTCCATAATCTTATCAAAGATTTTCTTACCATACTTGTAAAGAAAAACTTTACCTTCGTTCTGAGGATTTGCAGGATCTTTTACAACGTAGATATTGCT